TGGGCATAGGCGTGCATTTTTATCGCAACGCACTGGTAATGTTTATAGTGATTCCTATTGCACTGTTTTGTGCATTTACAGGATACAACACTATTACTACCATGCTGGGTTATCCTGTAAAGCAAACTATCCCTGAAGAAAGCATGTATCTAAATCATGTTGAAAACAGTGATGGCACAGAACTGTATGTATGGGTACTGGAACCAGAGCGTATGATGCCGAAGAACTACAGTATTCCCGCAACTGCTGAAAACAAAAAGCAAATGCAACGTGCCAAAGGTCGTAGCGACAAAGGCATAAACCAACAGATAGGCAAATACAAAAGCGAACGCAGTGGCGAAAAGAACGATGGCGATTACATGACCTATGACTTTAGTATTGACAGCCAAGGCTTAAAGTAGTATAATAAAAAATAATCAAAATAGGAGATCTACATGGATCGTGTATTCAATAGTGAGGAAAAAGCAAAACTCACACAACTAATCAACGAAGGTTTAACAGTTATGCAAGAAGTTGATGACCTCAGTGATGGACTAAATGATACTATCAAAGCAATTGCAGAAGAAATGCAAATCAAACCTGCAGTGCTTAAGAAAGCAGTGCGTACAGCATACAAGGCAGACTTTGAACGCACAAGTGACGACTATGCTACACTAGAAAACATCTTGGCTACAGTCGGTAAAATCTAATTGCAAAATATAAAATTGTTTTGGTTCAACAGTTATGCAAGTGATAAAATTGCATTTTACTTTGAGCTTGTTAGTTTTATTTTCACAGTGGGTGCAAGTTTGATTCTTGCAGTCAATGCCTATGACCCAGACATGAGCATTGTTTATCCTGCATTTTTTGTAGGCAGTGTAACACAGTGCTATGCAAGTCTGCGCCGTGGTGCGGCATGGGTCACGCTATTGACTGCATATTTTGCTGTGATAAATGTGTTTGGTTATGGAGTAGCTGTACAATGGTGGTAGTGAGTGCGCCAATTGGAGGATTTGCAAATCACACAACTTGGTTGCTTTGGATCCATCCAGAATTTAAAAGTCACATACTAAAAAAGTCTTTCACACAGGAACAATATAACAATGTGCGTGGAGTAGACTGGCCTGATATAGACAAATTAGACAATATTACTGATCCAGACGTAAAAAAAGATATTGAAAATTTTCGCTATATTGATGTTTACCCAAAGGATCATGTGCAATATATACTTGATAACATTTACACACAAGATAGAACATGGCATAACTGGTTACCTACAGAATGGCAGTACAGAAAGTCTATATATAATTTTGAAATTGAACACACTGCGGAAATGCATTACGCAGTATTGTGTACCATTGATGTCAACGTTGCATACAAAAACTATTTGAAAGTAAACAGTAGTTTAGCAACAAGAGGATTAGAATTTTTTAGAAAAGAAGTTGCAGATTTTAATGCCAGTGCTATAAAAAGTAAAAATCTAGTTGTAGACAATACTGTGTTGTTTAGTCCAGAGCTTGATATAGATTACTATAAACAGGTAACTGAATATTTTAAATTAGAAGATAGATACCAGCAAGCACAAGTCATACACGATGCTTGGTATAGAGCACAGATGAGAAGTGAAACTGAGTTTCTTAAGGAGGTTAACAGAGTATATGGTTGATAAAAAACCTTACCAACGGCTTGCCTGGTTAGCAACAGCAACACTTGTCATTGCAGCAAGTTTAGCAAGTTTTGTACCTGAATTGTACTTGCATCATTGGGGTTTTATAATAGCCAATGCACTGTGGATATTAGTAGGTTATTTGTGGCGGGAAAATAGTTTACTTTGGATGAACATTCTGTTAACATTAATATACATTGTAGGATTGATTAAATGAGTTATGTAGACGCATGGTTTGACAGGCAACAAGATCGTATACATGTTGTAGAACGTGTTGAGGGTCGGCGCGAGTATCGCGAATACCCTGCCAGTTATGTGTTCTACTACAATGACCCACGTGGCAAGTTTAAAAGCATATATGGTGATCCTGTTAGTAGATTCAGCACACGCAATGGCAAAGAGTTCCAGAAGGAACTTAAAATGCAAGGCAAGGATGGGCTTTGGGAAAGTGATATCAATCCAATCTTTCGTTGTTTAGCAGACAACTACAGAGGTGCAGAAGCACCTGTGCTACAAACAGCGTTCTTTGATATTGAGGTGGACTTTGACAAAATCCGAGGCTATAGTCCAACAGATGATCCGTTTAACGCTATCACTGCAATCAGTGTATACATGGATTGGATGGATCAACTAGTAACATTGGCCGTACCACCTAGCGGCATGACCATGGCTACTGCCAAAGAACACTGTGCTAGATTTGACAACACATACTTGTTTGACAGCGAAGCGGAAATGCTTAAAGTGTTTTTGGACATCATTGAAGATGCTGACATTTTAAGTGGCTGGAACAGCGAAGGATATGATATTCCATACACTGTAAATCGAGTGACAAGAGTGCTGAGCAAAGATGATACACGCAAATTTTGCTTGTTTGGACAATTGCCAAAGAAGCGTACATTTGAACGCTTTGGCGCAGAAAACATCACATTTGACTTGCATGGCAGACAGCATTTAGACTATATGCAATTATATCGCAAGTACACATATGAAGAGCGTCACAGTTACAGTTTGGATGCTATTGGCGAGTATGAACTAGATGAACGCAAGGTTGCATATGAAGGTACATTGGATCAGTTATACAATCAAGACTTTGAAAAGTTTATCGACTACAACAGACAAGATACTGCACTGCTAAAGAAACTGGATGACAAACTAAAGTTTATTGATTTGGCTAATGTGTTGGCGCACGAAAACACTGTGCTACTGCCCACAACAATGGGTGCAGTTGCACTAACAGAACAAGCAATTATTAACTTTGCGCATGACCAAGGCTTTGTGGTACCCAACAGAAAACAGCACGACGGCGACACTGCGGCTGCTGGTGCTTATGTTGCATATCCTAAGAAAGGATTGCATGACTGGGTAGGCAGTATGGATTTGAACAGTCTATATCCTAGTGTAATTCGTGCGCTTAACATGGGTCCAGAAACTGTGGTAGGACAATTGCGTCAAACAATGACTGAAAGTAGTATACGTCAGTTAATGGATCAAAAGAAAAGTTTTGCTGATGCATGGGAAGGACAGTTTGGTTCAAAAGAATATCTTGCTGTGATGAACATGGAACGTGGTACAGAGATCACAATTGATTGGGAAAGTGGTGGTGAGGATACATGCAGTGCATATGATGTGTGGCGTTTGATCTTTGACAGCAATCAACCATGGACACTGAGTGCCAACGGCACAATATTTACATATGACAAAAAAGGTATTATTCCGGGCCTGCTAGAACAATGGTATGCAGAACGCAAGGTGCTACAAAAGAATGCCAAAGATGCACAGGGTGTAGACAATGATGCCTTTGTGTATTGGGACAAGCGACAGTTGGTTAAAAAGATTAACTTAAACAGTTTGTATGGTGCTATCCTCAATCCTGGCTGTAGATTTTTTGACAAACGCATTGGGCAAAGCACAACGCTAACAGGACGTAGCATTGCCAAACACATGAGTGCCAAGTGCAACGAACTGCTCACAGAAGAATATGATCATGTTGGCAAGTGTGTGATCTATGGAGACACAGACAGTGTGTACTTCAGTGCATGGCCAGTGATCAAAGAACAGGTTGAAAGTGGAAAAATGAAATGGAGCAAGGATGAATGTATTGCACTGTATGATCAACTTGGTGAAGCAGTTAACGAAACGTATCCTGCATTTATGGAACGTGCGCATCACTGCCCAAGACACTTGGGAGAGATCATTGCCAGTGGTCGTGAGATTGTGGCCACAAAAGGACTGTACATCACTAAGAAACGTTATGCAGCATTAGTCATAGACAATGAAGGTTTTCGCACAGACACAGATGGCAAGCCAGGCAAGGTAAAAGCAATGGGCTTGGATCTCAAGCGCAGTGATACTCCTAAGGTTATGCAGGACTTTATGAGCGAGTTGCTGTTGGAAGTTCTAACAGGTGCAAAAAGAGAACATGTTATCGAGCGCATCAAAGCATTTAAGATAGAGTTTCATGAACGTCCAGGTTGGGAAAAAGGCACACCCAAACGTGTTAACAATCTCACCATGTACAGCAAACGTGAAGAACGTGAAGGCAAGGCAAACATGCCTGGACATGTGAGAGCAGGCATGAACTGGAACACACTCAAACGCATGAACAGTGACAAGTACAGTGAGCCTATCATTGATGGTATGAAAACTATTGTGTGCAAACTCAAAGCCAATCCGTTGGGCTGGACCAGCATAGGCTATCCAACAGATGCCACACACTTGCCTGATTGGTTTAAAGAACTGCCATTTGATGACAGCTTGATGGAAGCAACTATTGTTGATCAAAAGATTAGTAATCTGTTGGGTGTGCTGGATTGGGATTTAAAAGCAAACACAGACACAGCAAGCACATTTGATAGTCTTTTTAGTTTTGAGTAATATGCACATATAAATACTGCTAGTAGGAGTGGTATCAATGAACTTGGCAGATAAAATTAATCAACTTAGTCTTATCAAAACAAGGTTTTCTGGCCAAGGTGAACATACTGCACACACTATAGAACAATTCAAATCAGAACATGATCTTATTGAGCATTATAGGAAACTGTTTAGATACAGTGATAATTTTGACAAACTGATTGATCTAAATCTACAAATACAAAATTTGCTACTCCAATACTCAGACACAAGCAAATATGTTAAACAGCAAATCAATGAAGTAATTCACATCAAAGAACGTGGAATACTACAGTATGATTATAATAGGTACAACACCCAAGTAGTTGATCAAACAACACTAGATATTAGAAATAACAACATCAGCAGTGAATTTGTAGAATTAGTTTGTGGTGTTATATACAAAATTAGTGATTGGCGATTTGCAGGATGTGTAATCGATCCTATAGATGCACAATTTGTTGTGAACATGGTTGGCAGTGAACCTTTGTACATTGTTAGCAAAAATGATGTTTGTGTAAAAAGGGTACGGAAAAAATTAAACGATTTCTATGTCAAACAGAGATTAAGAATATACAATCGTATAAAGGACTTACCACAACATTTAGGTTTAACAGTGTGTGTAAATCAATTTGAATACATGCCACTAGATGATCAAGGCAATGTATTGCAACAGGTTTACAAACACACACTGCCCGGTGGACAAATGATTGTTACATTCAATGATTGCGATCAAAGAGCCAGTTTGGAGCACACACTAGAAGGTTTACGCTTTTACAGCACCAAAGAACTTACACTAGGCAAGGCATTTAGCATAGGCTGGGATGTTGTAAAAACAGAAACCACAAACAATGGTGTATGGAGCTATGCTATATTGCAAAAGCCAGGACAATTGCACAGCATTAAAACCAGTGCACCTATGGTAGAAAATATTAAAGCAAAATAATTTTATTGACTTCTGCACATTTTCTAAATATAATATAAACATCATAACAAAAGGACTTATCAATGAAAGATTATCTACTTGACATTGTTCAGCATACGCACAACCTTGGCTTTATTGACCTAGTCAAAGTCACAGGTGATGACAAATCAACAAAAATTGAAGGACTTGCAGAGGATCGCAGTGTTATCCTGCAAGCAGAAACACATGCTCCTGTAGCAGACTTTATTGGCACATTTGGCATGCCCAACTTAGACAAACTCAGCATCATTCTCAAGATTCCAGAGTATGCAGAAAATGCTAAGATGAGCATTAACACACAAGAGCGCAATGGCACAACTGTGCCTGTTGGCATTCACTTCGAAAACGCAAGTGGTGACTTTGTGAATGACTATCGCTTTATGGCCAGTGAGATTGTAAACGACAAACTCAAAAGTGTTACAATGAAAACTGTGCCATGGAGTGTAGACTTTGAACCCAGTGTTGCAAGTGTACAACGCTTTAAGTTCATGATCAGTGCCAACAGTGATGAAACAACATTTGTTGCAAAAACAGAAGGCACAGATCTTAAATTTTACTTTGGCGATCAAAGCACACACGCAGGTAACTTTGTGTTTCAACATGATGTGGGTGGTGAACTCAAACGTGGTTGGGCATGGCCTGTTGAACAGGTGTCAAAGATCCTCGGCCTGTCAGGCGACACACGCATCAAGTTCAGTGATGATGGTGTGGGCGAGATCACTGTAGACAGTGGACTTGCAGTGTATCGTTATCTACTGCCAGCACAAAGCAAGTGATGGAAAATAGGTGGCAACACAAAGGCCATCCTAGAGGACAGCATCTATTAAGTCCTTGTGAAAAGTATGCAATGGTCCAGATACCCAAAAACAGTAGTTCATACTGGGAAGTATGGCTACAGCAATTGGGCTGGACCTTGCAGTACAATACACACACGCCTGCACAAACACTGTTGGTACAATTGCGTGATCCTGTAGAACGTTGGATTGCAGGCATTGCAGAATATTGCTACCTATACCACAATGATGCTGTACTAGACATGCCAACAGCCGCACGATTGTTTGAGGATCGTGTGATTTTTGATGATCACACTGAATGTCAAAACTACTTTTATACTTGCTTTCATAGGCCTACTCATGTATACTTTGATAGTAGCACACCAGATGCAACATGGAATTGGCTCGAACAGTATACAGGTTACTTGCGTCCAATAAAAAAGTATTTGTTAGATCCAATTAACTACACCGAAGATCCTGTGAATGCAGATCGTAAACGTTGGAAAATTTTAATACAGGATTCAATTGATCTAAATAAGATCAAACA